CCGATCTTATAGATAGGAGAGTGATTAAAAGAAATTGAGTAGTCAGCGCCAAAAACTGTTCCAGCTTCCGCATCGCTCCCTCCGGGGTTTATAGTAGTCTTTAGTGTGGTTAGAGGAGTATATCTACCGTGAGCTACTCCAGTAGCCAACTCTGCCCCCCCTCTAACTTCACCACCAGCTATATGATCCACTAACCTTCCAGTCATCGGAAGCGAACTACCTGACCCGAAAAAAGTGAAACTTGCACTTGAAGTGGAAACACTATTACTTGCTACGTTAAAACTGTAGGAATTTAAAAACCCAATACCACTGACTCCCGCACCACTTATCGTAACGCCCGAGGCTGTTGATCCTACAGAATGTTTTATCCCACTAGCTAAAAAATTAATAATATTTCCCCTTTGACCATAAGTGGTTCCAGTAATAGTGGTTATAAAATTAAAAGAAGCGTCCCCTACTCGTGCTGCCGCTGGAAACTGACCCAATGACCCCTTTCCGCCTATCGCATATAGAGGCTGCGCAGAAGTTGAATAACTAACAGTGAAATCAGAAGCCAAAAGAGTTTCTCCTGCCGTACCCCAATCGACGCTTACCGCCGCCTTATCATAAAATACCGTTGCCATAACCTTTTATTTGTAAGTATTACACATTTTTTATCTCAAAATGAAGGATCGAAGGTTAAAATTAATAGCCGCGTTAGAATTCGAGCCTCCTTGAAAAGATTCTGACGTTAAGAGCATGCCACTAAAAGAATACTCTAATAATGTAGTGTCTGAGTTGTTCTTTTTCAAAGTTATTACTGTATTTTGAAAAACCGTCTCATCTGGAACAAGTCTCATGTTCTTTATTTCATAGTCATCAGGCTCAATGGTGAAGTTAACATTCACTTCCACAGGAGTTCCCGCTATTACCCCTGTAGGAACGTCGTTTCCAACCGCATATAAAGGGAGACGGGGGGTAGCTATATTTACGTTAAAAGAACTGACACGATTAGTATTAAAAGTATCCAAATTAATTTCCATGGAGCTATAACTTGGTATGTTCACCACGCTTGGGTAGTTATCGGCGGGAACATTAGCCAATGCCCCCGTTCCGAATTCCCCATAAATTACAGAGCTGGTAGAAACCTGAGGGATTTCTCCTATGGCGCAACTGACCGAGTAAGTCTCCATGTAGCCCTCTGTAAAAATAAAATTTTTGGCTCCGTGGTTAACTACGCCACTAAAAGCGATGTCGCCAGTGAAGTTTTGCATTATTTCAGTAGAGGTAGCTGGAGCCGAGGGGGAAAGAGTATTGATGAGGAGATTACTTACATCCAAAGTTGCAGTCTGGGGACCTTCCGGGGCATATTTTATGCTATTTATACCCAAATTCCTAAGGGGTTGAGCCGTAGAAGAGTAGTTGGCAGATATAGACTGAACTCCCTGTATTCCTGTTCCATTTATCGTGATGCTCTCCGCATCTCTCCTAATTCTCCCTAACATTACCTTATCTTTATTTTACACTTCTTTTTGCGTGTAATATAATAAATAAAGGGATAAGGAAAAATGGCTATAAATAGTATTTATAATATTGGTGAGTTTAATACTACGGTGACGTACCATAAGAACGACATCGTTCAGGCTCCAATTTTTTTAGGGGGAGGAGCTGAGGGGATTCCTAAGGAGATATACTATTATTACGCCCTCAAAACTTTTACAAACCAATCCCCCTTTAATGCAGCCCGAAAGCCTTACTTAAATAACCAGTACTGGGGCGGAAATGCTCGCGTAAACAGGATAGTTAGACCTCAATTTTTATGGAAACCTTCCTATAACGCAACAGTAGAACACTCTCCCCGCGTCATTACGGTCGCCTTTGGAAACGGATACGAACAACGAACCCAAGATGGTATCTACAACGGATTAATCAATTTCTCCGCAACATTTGAAATGAGAACAGAAAAGGAAGCAAGAGCTATCATCCAGTTTTTGCGAGCCAGAAGGGGAGCTGAATCCTTTGGAGTAAAACACTTGCCCCCAATTTACGCAGACGTAGGTTTTAAAAAGCTTTTTGTGTGTTCAAGGTTTAACAGTAATTTTACTTTTTTTGATAATTATACAATAAAAGCCACATTCTTAGAGAAGAATAACTAAAAAATGCCTAGTCCTTACGAAAACGGCCAACTAAAAAAACCCACCAAGGCGATTGCCGAAAGTTCAATTAAATCTCTTAATTTTGAACTAACCAATCTTACTCCGTCGGCTTTAATTACCTTGATAGAAATAGACTTGCAAAAATTGCTAACCACAAAACACATAGAAAACCTAAGTTCCCAAGCCAAAGAAATAGGCTTTAAGAAAAACATTTCAGATGCGGTCTTAAGGTTCCATAATAATATAAAAATCATTAACTCCTATGTGGTTTGGCAAAATAACACCTACTATCCGGCCCCTATCCTGACTGAAGGATTTGAAACCAGCAGCAAAGGAACCCTCCCTCAACCGACCCTCTCAATCGTTAGCCAATCTGAAACGGGGGCAGACCAAATAGCCCTACTCAAGCACGAAATTAGAAAATTTGGGGATATAATTGGCGCTAAAGTTACAAGAAGACGAACCTTCGCCAAATATTTAGATGCAGATAACTTCCTGCCCAGCGCGCGATTTATACACAAATCCGCTCTCGGGCAGCAGTTACCAGTAGGGTACGAACCTGACCCGTATGCGGAACTCCCCACCGATGTCTATTACATAGAAAGAAAAATATCGGAAAACAAAAGCGCTATAAAATACCAGCTTTCTTCAGTTCTTGATCTGGAAGGTATAAAACTTCCCAAACGGATGATCGTTTCTGATAAATGCATGTGGCAATACCGAGGCTGCGGATGCTGGTATCAACACGCCGAAACGCTAGCAAATGACCCCCTCACTGATAAACCCGAACTTCCCACCAACAATTCTAAGGACGGACAAAACGTTCCTGTTTTAAGAAAAGCCGGGCTTAAAAAACTCCCCACGTCAGAGACTGTCGGAAAACTTAACGAGAGCGTCGGTACCGGAGTAGGTCTCCCCACCAAAGCTCCTCCTGTGGCGGACGATAATGATGAAAAAATAACAGAGATTATAGGAGACCCTCTTCGAGGGGGGCTTTCCCAGTGGAGTATCGACGCTACTACCGGGGACAAAGTTGTTTCGAATGGTGGGGAAGGCGATGAGAATTATTACGCCTACTATAAAGGGATATCTGTTTTTTTATATAAAGACGACATTAAATATTATTTTGTGGCGAAACGCAACATGACAAAGACCGAAAACAAAAATTCCCCCCCTCCTAACACTGACTACTGGGTAGCGGATGAATGCTCTAAAACCCTAACAGGGTGCCGATTAAGATGGGGTCTTCACGCTCAAGGGGGTGTCGAAAACAATAAAAACGGCCCACAAAGTTGTGCCATAATTCCGGGCAAACTTCCTTTCGGAGGGTTTCCTGCGGCTAGAAAAATCCAAGGATAATGAAACTTTCCCCGTTAATTAAAGAAGGAATAAAGGCTCACGCCTTTCGCGAAAAGCCCCACGAGTGTTGCGGCTTAATAATAGAAGGGCCGAAGGCCCTTGAGTCCGTTGCATGTACAAACGTCTCCGAAACTCCTGAAAAACATTTTTCTCTACGTCCAAGAGACTATGTAAGAGCCTCAAAAAAAGGAAAAATAAGGGCAGTCTATCACTCCCACATTTCAAAAAATGACAAATTTTCCCCCAACGATATGATGCACAGCAGAACCCATCAGGTTCCCTTTATTCTATACAGCACCGGTAAAGACTGCTTCTCAACCTTTGACCCCAAAAAAAATAAGACATTTTTATACGAAAAACCTTTTGCTATCGGATCTACAGATTGTTATTTGGTAGTTAAGGAATACTACAAGGATCTTGGCATTGAACTCGCTGATATACCGGGAAGTCGTACCAATCTTTCGTGGCACAAAAAAAATCCACGCTTAATTCAGGAGCTTTTTGAACTCAATAAGCAAAACCCCGACTTACCTATTTTTGAACTTCCTGCAAATTCCGATATGAAAGAACATGACGTAATAGTTTTCGAGTTCTTGAAAGGCTACGGGGCCAACCATGTAGCTATTTACCTAGGAGACGGTACTATAATTCACCATCCACGAAATAAATACATGTGTATAGAACCGTTAAGCCAAATTCATACTAGAAAAATACACAAAATATACAGGCACAAGAAATATGAGTAAACTAGTTAATATCAAACTTCACGGCATTTTGGGGGAGCAAATGGGACAATCTGAATGGAAGCTCGCTATCAATAGTGTTGGAGACGCCGTGAGGGGAATTCAATGCAACACCAAGAAATTTTACTCTCAGCTTCTTGAAAACGACAAGGAAAACATTAGATATCGGGTGTTGATCAACGAACAAGATTTCGAAGTTGAAGAAGGGAAAGACCCTAACACTACTGAAGGGTTGGCTACTTCGGAACTAATGATGAAAAGGGGAGAAATTAAAAGCATAGATATAGTTCCTGTACTGGAAGGTTCGGATGACTTTATGGCTATTTTTACCATAATTATAGGAATAGTATTAATAGCGACAGGAGTAGGATTAATTGCAATGCCCGGGTGGCTGGCTAGTGGAGGAGTAGCAATGAAGGCGGCGTTGGTAATGGGAGGTATTGGTCTTGTTGCGGCGGGCGTCACTAACCTATTGACAGAAATGCCCAAGTTTGGAGATTTCAGGGAAATAGAACAAGGGGGGGGAAAGGCTTATCTCTTAGGTGGTCCTCAAAACACAATAAGGGAAGGGGGACCGGTGTTCGTCGGTTACGGTCGTTTAATGGCCGGAAGCCACGTCATTCAATCGGCGCTCGATACCGTGGATTCTCCTGCAGAGGTACTTCCCAAGGATACATGGGGACAGACCAAGTACGGTCTTCTTTATAATATTCCGAACGCCGGAGGACTCTTGGCCAATCGCGTAAAGGCGTGGGGAACGAACCCGGACGAATAAGGAAAACATGGGAAAAAAGAAAAAACAAAAACAAGCGCGCCCAGTTGTCACAGACGTTTCCGCTGTTAGAACCTCTGATGGCACATATGTTACTTCACGTGCTTATGCTGAAACCGCAGACTTACTGAGCGAAGGGGAAATTGACGGTCTTGTGAGCGGCAATTACCAATACATGGGAAACGAAGGCGAAACCGGATATACCCAAGTTGTTCTCGATCTTTTTACGGCCACCGGAACGGCTGGTGCCGCAACCGCAACGCTTACTAACAATTCTCAGCAATTACAACTGGGTTTTTTACGTTCTATTTATTGGAATGACGTTCCAGTTGTAGATAAGGACGGATATTATAACTTTCAATCTGTTAATGTTCATCAAGTAGTGGGTGGACCTATTGGGACCCTTCCTAGATTAAGCACTGAGATGAACAACTACACCGGCATGACTGGTGACCCCCTACTGGACTTAACCGTTCAAAGAACTATTGGTGAAAGACTGTATGGCCCTGAAGTAGCCAGCGGAGAAGGAGAATTCCCTACTGATGAAAGAATAGCCAAACTAAAAGTAGGCACAAAGATAGACAAATATTCCAAAACTTATACTATACTAAACAAGGAATGCAACAAGATACAAGTAAACATTAAAATAAATGCCCTGCTTGAAAGCCTTCAGGCGGGACCCAAAACCTACAAAAAATCAGCTCAACTAGCAGCAGAAGGAGCAGCATCTGCAGGTTATGGAGACACGAAGGCTCGCACCATAGAGTATGCAATTTACTATCAACCTATTTTTGACCAACGGTTCCAAGAGGCAAGTACCGGTAGCACAACTGATATCGTTTTGGACAAAACCATCCTTAACCCACAACAATGGATTCTCGCCAAAACTGAACGAGTTACCGGTAAAATAGATC